GAGAGGGGGGTTGCAAAACCCCCCTTTTGCTGTATTCTCAAGGTACTAGGATTTTTTATTTACTCTTATCGACTGACCTAGCAGACTTAGTAGAGACGATAAGAGGATGTGCTACTACACGAAAGGATCGTCATGGCACGTACTACTTTCTCCGGACCAGTAGCGTCCGACAATGGTTTTCTCCCCCCTGTAGTTCTTACGGCTGATCTCCCCCCTGCTGCTGATACTCCTGTTGGAGCGGTTTATATCGTTTCTGACAACGGTGCTGGCGACAACGAGTACTGCCTCGTAATTAATACTGGGTCTGCTTGGGTTACGGCTATCGGCGCTGCACTGTCTTAATAAGGGGGCTTTATGGGGATGCAATATGATGTCTTTGCGTCTGCCCCACTAACCTCCAGCGGGCAGTTTGAAAATGCTGCCGGAACAGACACGTTAGCGCGGCTACGCATTAAAACTATTTACGGAACCTGTGGAACTGATCCGGGCACGGTCATGTTTTATGACGGGGCAAATAATTCTGCGCCGCTTCTTATGACTATGGAAGTTCCTAACGATACTGCCCAAGGTACGTACTGGCTACCAATGCCCGGTGAGGGTATTTTGGCAGCAGATGGTGTTTACGCAGAAATCGTAAACGTCGCTTCAGTAATGATCATTTACGGATAACCAAACAAATGCAAAATGAAAAAGGTTACACGTTGGCAGGTAAGAAGATCTTTTTCGGTATTCCTGCTTACGACCACAAAGTCTCTCTAAAACAAGCCATTTCCCTAATGCGGTTTGCTCAAGAAGCGCCGCCTCATGGGATAGAAGCCGCTGTAGGAAGTATTTGTGGGTGTTCCGTGGTATCACGGGCACGTAATCTTTTGGTTGCAGACTTTTTAGAGTCTGATGCAACGGATTTGATGTTTATTGATGCGGATATTAATTTTGATCCGCAGGACATCTTCCGGCTTTTGGCTTGGGTATCTGAACCTAATATTGGGATCGCGGCTGGCATTCCTTGTGCTCGTAAGGTTGAGAAGACCTACATAGTTACTCTGGATGAGGAAAACAACCAGTTGACTATGAACCCTATGGGTCTAGTCCGTGCTAAACGGGTGGCTACTGCGTTCATGATGATCAAGCGCAAGGTCCTTGAGGACTTGGTTGAGAAGAATCCTCAGTGGAAATATTGGGATGATCGCAGTAATCGGTGGCTATCCGCAGTATTTGACTTCATGGTCAAGGACGATTCTTACGTTGGTGAGGATTATCTGTTCTGTGATCGGGCCCGTGAGATTGGATACGAGGTCTGGGTTGATCCGACTATCAAACTAGGTCACATGGGAACCATTGAGTACGAGGGCGATTTTGGTCGTGAAGCCTTCTACCCACGGCTGGTTCAAAACGAGAAAGTCTCAAATGGCTAAGTCCAAAGGTATGGGGATTAAAACCTCTGTGAAGTCGGGCAACTTTAGGCCGACTAAGCAAGGGGCTGGTATGACTGAAAAAGGTGTGGCCGCATACCGTCGTGCCAATCCCGGTTCTAAACTCCAGACCGCAGTAACTGAAGATAACCCAACAGGTAAACGCGCTGCACGGCGCAAGTCGTTCTGTGCTCGTTCTGCTGGGCAGATGAAAAAATTTCCCGAAGCCGCTAAAGATCCTAACAGCCGCATTCGGCAAGCACGTAGAAGGTGGAAGTGCTAAATGGAAATGATGCTTTGGAACATGGTATTGACAGCGCTGCTGGGTGTCTTAGCCTATGTTGGGCACGAGAAATCTTCAGAAATACAGCGCCTCAGTATCCTTTTAAACAAAACACGCGAGGAGGTGGCCCGTGATAACGTCACTCAAGCAGAAATTGACAAACTTGTGGAACACATTGATGCAAGGTTTAACCGCCTTGAAGACAAAATTAACCAACTTATTCAAAAGGGGTAAGTGATGGCTGAAGATTCTGCCCGCACAAAAATGCTTAAAGAGGCTCCAGTCGATGAAGACATGGGGCCGATTAAACGTGCGGTTAAATCAGGCGCTGTAAAAGTCAGCGAACTGTTGGATCGCATGGGTATGAAGCAAGAGAAGGAATACGAAGGCAAGTCAAAAGAAGAACTTGCTATTAAGAAGCGTGCTGGTGGAATGATTGGATCGGCTTCAAAGCGGGCTGATGGTTGCGCCCAGCGCGGGAAAACTCGCGGGAAGATGGTGTAACTATGGCTTTTTCTGGAGAACCCGGAATTGTTAAGAGACTTGGTGCAGGTCTTATGAAAATGCTTGGTAAAAATAATGAATACCGGTATGACTACAACCCTGACGATCAAACTTACACTCAAATTTCAGGACCCGGTATGAAAAAGGGTGGAGTAGTTAAATCTTCTGCCTCTAAACGTGCAGATGGCTGCGCCCAACGCGGTAAAACTCGTGGAAGGATGGTTTAAAAATGGCACTTAAAGACATTATTGCTGCGGGTGGGGCTGTGCCTTACCTTCTAAGTAGAATGGATAACAGCAAAAAGTTAAAAGAAAAGATTGGTGGGCTTGAAGACGAGAATGCTGCCTTGCGAGCCCAAATGGAAGGTGCTCAAGGCGCTGCTCCCGGTATGAAAAAAGGTGGCAGAGTTAAAAAGATGGCTGCTGGCGGTTCCGCTTCCAAGCGTGCAGATGGTTGCGCCCAGCGTGGCAAGACCCGTGGGAAGATGGTTTGATGCCTGCTGTATCGGCAAAACAGGAAAGATTTATGCAAGCGGTGGCTAATAACCCAGCGTTTGCAAAGAAGGTTGGGGTTCCCCAATCGGTAGGGCGTGAGTTCACTAAGAAAGAAGGTGGAACTGTGAAGGGCATTAAAAAAATTCTCCCCACCTCGTATGAGATGGGTAATCTTGGCATGAAGAAAGGTGGAAGTATGAAAGAGTCTAAAGAAATGATGAAGAAAGAAGTGGCTTTCATGAAAAAGAAAGGTGCTCCCAAGTCAATGGTCAAGCATGAGATGGCCGAAGCCGGTATGAAAAAAGGCGGCAAGGTTAAGAAGTACGCTGCTGGTGGTCTGGCTGCTGGTCATAAGTCTGCTGACGGAATTGCCAAAAAAGGCAAGACCAAAGGTAAGGCTATTGCCATGCGTGGCGGTGGATACTGCTAAATGAGACCGAGCCGGGGGATGGGGATTATTAACCCATCCAAGATGCCAAAAGCCAAGACGATCATTCGTAAGGATGATCCGAATAAGGTCAAGATGTATGCCAAAGGCGGTGAGTCAAAGGTGAACGAAGCCGGAAACTACACCAAACCTAGTATGCGGAAGCGGCTTTTTGAAAGCATCAAGGCTGGTGGTAAAGGGGGAGCCCCGGGTCAGTGGTCGGCTCGGAAGGCTCAAATGTTGGCTATGAAGTATAAGAAGGCTGGCGGTGGCTATAGGGATTAGATTTCCTGTTTATGACGCAAGTAAAGATGGCAACGTATTTGTTTGGATCTTAGAGGCATCAGAGGACTACAGGAATATCAGGCAACGGGAACGATATGTCGAACTTGAAAAAGCCACAGCGAAGTCTGAAAGCGTGGACCGCCCAAAAATGGCGGACTAAAAGTGGCAAACCATCTACGCAGGGACCGAAGGCTACAGGGGAAAGATATCTCCCGTCCTCCGCCATCTCAGCGTTGTCCCCGCAAGAGTATGCCGCCACCACTAGAGCCAAACGAGCAGGAAAAGCCAAAGGAAAGCAGTTTGTTGCCCAACCAAAAGGCATTGCCGCTAAAACCGCAGGACACAGGAAAGTAACGTAATGGCTACTACAGGGACTACCGCTTTTAACTTAGACCTCAACAACATTGTTGAAGAGGCGTTTGAGCGTTGCGGCCAAGAGTTGCGTAGCGGCTATGAGATGCGCACGGCCCGTCGTAGCCTAAACCTGTTGACTATTGAGTGGGCTAACCGGGGTATCAACCTTTGGACTATAGAACAGGGGTCTATTCCTCTGAATCAGGGCCAGATTACTTATGCCCTGCCTAACGACACAATTGACCTGATGGATATGGTGGTTCGTACCCAGATAGGTATTGACCAGACTGACATCAATATCAACCGTATTTCTAGCAGCACCTACGCCACTATTCCTAACAAGAACGCTCAGGGACGCCCGATTCAGGTCTGGATTGATAGGCAAAGTGGTGCTGAGAACCTTACAAGCAAAACACTAAGCACTACTATTACTTCCTCCTCCAACACTATTACGCTTAGTTCCGTAGAAGGTCTAAACTACGTAGGGTTTATCAAACTGGGCAACGAGACCATCGGATACAACGAAATATCAGGGAATACCCTACAAAACTGTGTCCGTGGCGTAGATGGCAGCACCCCGGCTGGACATAACAGCGGAGCGGTTGTAACGGTGCGGAACCTTCCTAATATCAACGTATGGCCTTCCCCGGATCAGTCCAACTACTACAGTTTTGTCTACTGGCGGCTGCGCCGGATTCAGGATGCTGGAAACGGTATTAATACTGAGGACATTCCTTTTAGGATGCTGCCTTGTATGGCGGCTGGGCTGGCTTATTACCTGTCCTTGAAGATCCCCGGGGCAGAGGGTCGTATTGACATGTTAAAGGCGGCATACGAAGAACAATGGGCGCTGGGTTCAAGTGAAGACCGAGAAAAGGCTTCTTTGCGGCTGGCTCCGAGGCAGTACTTTTATTGAGGTGAGCGATGGCTGGTCCAAAGTTTGCTTCTGGCAAATGGGCAATAGCGGAATGCGACAGATGCAGTTTTCGATACAAACTGAAAGAGTTGAGAAAGTTGGTCATCAAGACCAAGAACATCAACTTGTTGGTTTGCCCTACCTGCTGGGAGCCGGATCAGCCCCAGTTGCAGTTGGGTATGTATCCTGTCTACGACCCGCAAGCCATACGGAACCCTCGTCGGGACAACTCCTACATAGAGTCTGGCCTGACTGGGTTGCAGGTAGAACCGCTTAATTTGCCGAATGAGGACGTAGATGCTTTTGGTACACCGTCAGGAGGTAGTAGACAAATCCAGTGGGGGTGGAACCCTGTTGGTCTGAATGATCCCTTGCAGTTATCTGGGTTAGTCAATAACCTAGTGGCTAACGGGGAAGTAGGAACCGTAACCGTAACGATTACTTAGGAGTAACAAATGGAAAAAACCGCGATGAAAAAAGTCGCCAAGGCCGAAGTCAAAGCCCACGAGAAAAAGATGCACGGTAAGGGCTATCGGGCTGGCGGAAAGACTAATCTGGATATGAAGAAAATGGGACGGAATCTGGCTAAGATTGCCAATCAGAAGTCGCCTATGATGCGTGTTCGTAAAACAGGGATCTAATCATGAGTGCAAAAAACGACAAGTGGAATTACTTCCCGGCTGAGACCGCCGACCCAATTGGTAAGTACACCCAGCCAAAGGACTACACCGATACTATGGGTAATAACGGCTATCCCAATGCCATCCCCAATACACAGACTATGCGGACCCGTGGGACTAAAAACACCACTCGTGGCAATAGCAACAGCACAAAGATGGGCTAAATGAACTACCAAACGCTGTTTCAGACAATTCAGGCTTATTGCGAGAACGACTTTCCGGACACGGTAGTCGTTAATACGTCTGCT